GCTGGAAGTGTCAATGTTTGTGGGACATTAGAACCAGAAGGAACAGTCACAGTTAATGTTACATTGGCAGTTGCGCATGCTGCTGAACGAGGTCTATATCCAAGCATCTTTGAAAGAGAAACAACGCTGTTACGTTTTCTTGCAGAATCCAAAAACATCTCGTTCACTGCTAGGTTATTATACAAAGCATTATAATGTGTGTTATATGCAAGAACATCTAATAAAACAGATAAAGCTGAACCCTCAAAATTATAATCTTGAAACTGGGTTTGACCCTTTAGATACGTAATTAAATTTGACTTGATATTGTCAAAATCTAGATCTGTGGTTGAAATTTTTTGGTTATTAGACATTATCGAGATCTTTGTAATGTTAGGTCTAGGGTAAGTGGTTCTGTGCTATTCAAAATTGTGTATTCGATTGTTACATAAACCGAATTATAATCTGGCGATGAGTTCACAATAACATCAGAAAGGCTAACTCTTGGCTCGTAGTTGTTGATTGTGTTAATAATCGCCTGTTTAATCATAGAACCAAGGATAGGTGTGGCTGGTTCAAACAACATACTTTTGATTGGAGAACCAACTTCGCTATGGAAAGGTCTCTCATAGAATGAAGTCAGAATTAAATTCTTTACTGAGTTCTTAACTGCATCGTCGTCCAGGCGAAGAACCAAATCCCCAGTGACAGGATTTGGAATGAAGTTAAAGTCTATATCTGAGAACGTTCTTGTATTGATTGGCATATCTTTATTTAGGTTATTCTACCGTAAGTTTTGCAGAGCCAGCGCCTACTTTATCGCCATCTGCTATTTGGTCGTTTGTTCTTGCAACAGCAATACCTTCAAAATAAGTCTTAGAAGCTCCTGAAACTATTTGTCGTTGGCCGTTTTGATGCACAGTTTCTCCAACAGAATGAGCTTCATATTGGTCGCCAACCAAACCAATCAGAATACCGTCAACGTATGACTTAACGGCTTGATTTTTATGAGTAAGGGGTGTCGCTGGACCATCAAGTCCTTGCGACATATCACCCTTTCTAGCGACTGCTGGCATATTACGCTTTCTGTGGTGGCGACGCACCATCAGTTAATAAAGCAAAACCATTTCTTTGGAAAGTCTTATCGTTGGCCATAGTAAATGCCATCTTTCTAGAACCTTTAGATTTGTATGACATATGCATCCAAACTTGGTCTTTGTAACGGTACTCAAGAATCAATTGGTCATAAGGAACTATTGACTCAATTTTCTGAATCATATTGTATGTGGCATTATAGCGATCTGGTAACATCAAAGCGATATCTGCTGCCATACCCTTACAGTGGTCTGAAGTTGGAGACTCTTGTTTAATAACACCTTTTAGACGATAACCAGAAGTTACCTTCCATTGTTTACCGTATCCACCAATACCACCTGGAAGAACACCAAGAGCTGGTTCAAGAACGTTCTGTGCCAATTGAGCCAAGTTACATACAATTTCTTGTACAGTGTAAACACGTTCTTGTGCTGCTGGAGAATCTTTAAGAACCTGATCAACAAGTTTATGTGGACCAGCCAAACCACCAGAGATTAACATACCAAGTGTGAAGTTTGGAGATAAACGATAATCGTCTGTGAAGTTAGTTGTTCCGTAAATAACTTTACAGTCAACAGGCACGTTAGTATTTGATCCACCAGTCGGAGTAGATTGGGCAGAAGCATCAACGGCAGGAGCAGCTGGGTTTGGAACACCATTCTCTTGAGCCTGAGAGTTAGCGAATGCTCTACCCTCTGCGGTTGCATAATCGTCTGGCGTTTCAGCAGCAGCAAGTTCTTCCGTTACACGGTCAGGAGCCTGAAGTTCTGGCACATCTGGATATAGTGGATTGCCTGCAGCTGGAGGTGGTAAGTCAAAACTGTCAACTGTTTGAGCAGAAGAAGCTCCGTTACCAAACTGACCCTGACTATAATCTGCGTATAAAGTTCCACCAGCAAGAATGTTAGTGTCGCCTGCAGATTCAATTTCAATAGAATCAGCGTTAATGCTAGTTCCAGCGCCAGATTGCATAAACAAATTGTTGGCAGAATTAACAGTCATGTTATCAGCGGCAATATCAAAACTACCACCTGCTTTAATTTGCATATTTCCACCGACAGCTAAACTAAAGTCATTAGCAACACCAGCTGTTAGGTTATTACCAACCTGTAGAGTGGCGTCACCTTCTACCTGAATGTTTGCGTCAGATTGAGCGTAGATATTTACGTTACCAGCAACAGTTAAATTACAATCACCCTGAATATGAACGAAATTGTTTCTGAGCATAATGACGTATGATTCGCCATTGATAAATACTGTCTCAGAACCATTTGGGTCAATCTCGTGGTAAGTTCCTGCTCTATGATAAGTGTGGATACGTTCTTGTCCAGGAGTGTCATCAAATTCTTGAATATGTCCTGACTCAGTTTCTAATACTTTGTTGAATGGATATTTCGCACCAAATGCTGATAGAGGTTGATCCCACGTTCCACCATCAATCGCAATAGGAATACCCTGATCACGAGTTCCGTCTTTCAACTCAACAACAGTGCCTTTGATAATACCACGAGCAAGACGGTTTGTGTCTGGTTCGTTGATATAATCTTGAAGAGGATATTTATTGTTTGGGTCTCTGAAACCAGTGTTATCTGTTCCACGAGCAATACTATCGGCTGATGGTCCAGGTGTTACTGATGCTCCATCTGGTGGTGGAGTTGGGGCAGGTGTTCCTGCTGATTTTTCAACAGAACCAGTAGCTTCGGCGCCATAGAAATATTGGTAGTATGATAATTTACGAGCAGCAATATCTGGAGAGTTAACACCAACTGCCTTCTTTGCAGCATAGAAGAATCCAGGATTGTCTGTTGTGCTTACTGCTGATGGAACACGGTCTTTAATATAAAGAGCAGCAACGATCGCTGAAACATCTAAGTCAGCGTCAAGCGAATCTGGGTTGTTAAGAATATCAATATTCAAACCCATCTTATTGGCTAGATCGTTGTATCGTTTATAGTTACCACGACCAGTCAACTGAATAAACCCACGACCAAAGTATTTACCACCATCGGCATCAGTTAGGTTTCCAAGGAATCCTTTACCTCTACGAGTTGGACCATAGATAACGCTGAAGAATTGTTCTCTTGTTAAACCTTTCTTTTGCGCATCTGAATATTGTTCAACGTCAGCGTCACTCAAGAAAGAGAAGATTTGTTTAATTCTGGACTTAGAATAATTGTATGATTCAAGTTGTGGAATCCATCCACTCTCACCACCTGCGATACCAAGTAACGAACACTTTTGTTCTTTAGTAGTCAAACCAACTTTGTCGCAGGCAGCAATAAGAGCATTAATACCTGCAGTTGCCTTTGCTGTGTTTGATACAGACTTAGGTGGTGGTACAGTTGGGATTGATTTATTTACTGCGCTCTGTTCAACAGGAGTGCTTGTAGTTACAGGTTGACCATTACCAGAAACAACAGGGTTTCCTGAGCCATCTGTTACTACATTTGATGCTTTACTTTGAGCAACGGCATTAAGGTTAGTTGGAGCTGCCTTAAATGTAATGATATTTTGACCATAACCAGTAACTGATTCGCTGATCGTAATTTGAGTTCCACTGTCAACGGAAACGATGAAGCAGGTGCTTGATAAGCCATAACCAACAACGAACATATTCGCTGTTAGACCTGATGTTAGATTTGTGCTACCTTTTGAATCAGTGAATGTTAGTTGTTTACCAGTAACTGGACCAACAATAGTTGTCAATGAGATGTCAGAAACTTTTGTTGACGCATTTACAGCAACATCATTGTCGTCAGCTGAAATAGCAACAGGGGTTTGTGGGATACCACCAACAGTACCAACGATTAATGGTTGTTGTTTATCATGATCAGCGAAAACGATGATAACAGTTGTACCTTCAACTGGACCGAGAGGCGTATAACCAATACCATTCATCGCAGCTGATGAGATAGATTGAATTGGTGTTGCCCATGGCAGTTGGTTTGTTGTTAACTGTGTTTTATCATGAGTGTGTAATCCTACGATACGCACTTGGCAACGACCAAGTTGTAGAGGATCTGAGCGGTTTTCAACGATTCCTGTATATATCATTACTTGGTTCCATCAATACTCATCATTAGAGTGTCTTTTATTAGTTCCATATTACATTCGTGGCGTTCTCTTGTAATATAGTGGTTAATCGCAGATAAAATATAATTTCCAGAAAACATATTATCAATAGTATCTGCGTCGCTGTCTTTCTTTGATGTTGGATCAATTTTGTATAAAGTAATATTCATCTTTTGACCAACAGTATAATCGCATCTTCCTGGAACTACAATTTGAATCTTGTTTGCTTCAGCTGCCTTTAACAGAGATAATCTTTGTTGTTCGTTCTTATAATTCGTCACATCATTAAATCCGCTGAAGTTTGCGTTATCTCTTGGATAATTTATCAACATCGAATTTGTTTTGAAAATTGAATTTGTGTTAGCGACGTTAAACTTGTTAAGATGATTCTGTTTCTGGAAGTTATCGAACATCGTGAAGTTCTTAACATTGTATTGTTTCTTTGTCAAATCAAAAGAAATCATTTTAGAAGAAAACATACCACTTCTAATTCTGTCCATATAATCAAACCCAGTAGGAATGCTTATATGATCAATACGTTTGAAATCTTCCGCTACATCGCGAACGTCTTGACCCATTGGTAGGGCATCTCTTGTATATTTGTCATACACAAACTCAGCGTAAACAGGGTTTGCGTATAGTGTGTCTAAGCTGGCAAAATAGAAACCATCACGATTTTCAAAGAACACATAACTAGGCGATCCGTTCTTATTAACAGCCATATCACTGGCATACTGAATAATTTTAGATGGAGACCAGAAATTAGAGATGAACGCAATATCTCTTGAGGTTGGTTCAACCTGAACTCTCTTGCCGCTCTCAAGACCATTAATCGTGTCAGTTATAACTGATTTAACAATATCTGATGGAGCGCCAGTATATACCTTACTAATTTTCTTGTTTAAGTCAACGATAGCTTCCATTGATACGAAATGCAACTGATAAACAACGTTTCGATCGCCAACCAATTCTCTATCTGACAGTTTGTAGATATAAAAATCGCATGCAATGTTACCAACCTTCAACGAAGGAGTTGAAATTTCTAATTTAAGGCTTTCTTCTCCAGCGAACGGAAATAAGTTAACGAAGTCTAGAGATTCCTTAAGGATGATGGAACCTGTCATGAATGGAGAAAATAAATCTTCGTAGATAGAGATCGCAATAATCTGTGCTGTTATGTCCTGCTGAAAACCAGCACGAGTAATAATTAAGGCTTTGTCTATACTTACATCGCCAGCAAAGCGAAGACTTGATGATCCAGGTTGCATTATAATTGTTCTTTATAATTCTTTAAGACTTTTTGAATCAGAGTCGGAGAAACAATTTTGATTCTTCGTTTTGTCTCATTAACAGTTTCTTCATATTGTCTATTTGAAACTGAAGTTGCGCCACTATATGTTTGGTCGACAACGTACTTACCAGTTGGATCTTGCCAGTGATGGATTGAATCTGCGGCAGAACCGTACTTATCTGTAACATACTGTTGTAAGGCAGTGTATGTCATTGGGAAGTCGGAGCGATAATCATATAGATCGTTGGCTAACATAATCACCCAATGATACTCTGGAGTGCCATAGATCTTGTCTGAAATTACTTCTGGTGTCTCACCATCAACAATGTCATAGTAATCATAAACAGTAATATTAGCAAGAACTTCTTTTCTGAAGCGAATGTTTCTTGTAATATCTGTCATTAAAAATATTTGAGTGTCGTTACCAATTTGGTAATCGTACAACATCTGCGGAAAGTTTTCGAAGTACATTATAGACCTGCCTTAACTTTATCTTTTGTCAACAGAGCCAATTCGCGGAAATCTAATTTAACATCAATCTGTGTTGGCATACCATCAGCAAACGTAGTGAACATTCCATTCGGTGTGTAATTTATACTCATATGAGTTAGAACTGCCGATGTATGGCGGTGTAAATTCAAATTTTCTTGACCATTCTGATAGTACATAATATCAAATTCAGAAGGGTAAATATATAAGAAATTGTTTGAATCTTTGAACTCAGGATGCATATGGTATTTGAACTCTTGGATGATGTTCAATACATACTGTGCCTCTGTTGAGTTTCTTGGGAAAAACTTATAATCAAAACTAAATGTTCTAAAATCAACACCCTTGAACACTTGTTCTTTCTTTGGGTTTGCTGCTAAACCAATAGCAGCAGAATTAGCGCCAGCGTTTGGGGCTTTCGATAATGCTAGGTTAGCAAGGATATCAGCGCCAACGCCAGTTACATCTGAATTTTTACCACCACTAGTAATCGCTTTAATTACTTCTTCACCAGCAGCACCACCCATTGCTAATGCAGCAGTATCTTCTTCAGACCACTGAACACCATAGCTGATAGATAAATCGTTTGGAATATGTAAAGCAATCGCTGTCTTAAGACGTTTATTTGCTCTTGTTGTACCCATGCTAGATAAAAGAGCACCAGTTGCAACACCTGCTGCGCCACCTGCAACGGCACCACCTGCTGCGCCTTTAAGATTACCAGTCAACAATCCACCGCCAACTGCTCCTTCAACTGCACCAGAAACACCATTGGCTGTTTTTAAGTCAATATTCTGACCGACTAAATCGCCCTGATCTCTTTTTGGCATATCAGTAAGAGCACGTGTTGGGTCTGCCTTATACAATTTAGAGTCTGCCGATACGTTGATGTAAAATATCGCATAGTTACCGCCATATTGACCTGTTGAATCGAACAAGTCTGATGGGTAACTATATTGTTTTGTTTGGTATGTGTTTGAATCGAACGTAGTGGCAGTCCCCAATGGTGTACGGAGAGGGGATGCTGCTGATGCTCCATTCACTGGAGCAGCTACATTCAATAAACCAGAAGTAGTTTGGGTATTTGCCATTTTATCTAAATAGAAGGGTTATTATTTACAGCAATATTTATGTTTCACAAAAGAGTATACAAACCGATAAATCCAGAAAAATATTCTGGAGATCCAACAAACATCATCATGCGTTCGAGCTGGGAGACTAGGTTCGCTACTTGGTGCGACCATAATCCAAGCATTCTAAAGTGGAATTCAGAAGAAACAATAATTCCATATCGCTGCCCAACGGATAATAGGTTTCATCGCTATTTTGTTGACTTTAACATCCAAGTGAAACAAAGGGATGGCTCAATAAAACGATATCTTGTAGAAGTGAAACCTGCAAAACAGACTGCTCCACCAGTTTTTCCTGGACGTCAAACCAAGAGATACCTCGCTGAATCAATGACTTTCATCAAAAATCAAGCAAAATGGTCAGCAGCTAAAGAATATTGTAAAGACCGTGGTTGGGAATTCAAAATCATTACAGAAAAAGAACTCGGACTTGTTTAACTAAATAACCATATGGCAA